GTATTAGTAATCGCTGGCGGAGGTGGCGGAGGTTATTACTACGGATCTGGCGGAGGAGCAGGTGGATTATTAGTTCAAAGTAGTCGCTCATTATCTCCAGGTAATTATTCAATCGTAATTGGTGGAGGAGGTGCTAAATCTCCTGATACTTCATCAGCAAATAACACTGGTTCATCTGGAACAAATACAACTTTTGATGGAATAACTGCTTTAGGCGGTGGCGGTGGTAATGGTGGAGATTCTCAAAATAACAGCAATTCAACTTCTGGCGGATCATCAGGTGGTAAGCAAGGCGGAACTGCAAGTGCAGCTACACAAGGCAATTCAAGTGGTGCAACAGGTTATGGAAATACTGGCTCAGTTAATGGTGTTGGTGGAGCAGGTGGAGGATCTGGAGCATCTGCAGGAACAGTTGGCTTAAATGGTGGCAATGGACTTAGTGGAGCAACAGTTGCTTTATTAAATTCAATGGGCGCAGCAACTTCAACTGGTGTTTTAAATGGTGGAAATTATTTTTATGCAGGTGGCGGAGGAAGTCAAGGCGGTACAAATGGAATTGCTGGCGGAAACACTGCAAATCTTGGTGGCGGTGGAAAAGGTGATGCTGAAAATGGCGGATCTGGATTAGTTATTGTGAGGTATGCAGTATGAGCCATTTTGCTGAATTAGATGAAAACAACATAGTTATTCGCGTTGTTGTTGGAGATAATAATGATCCAGCAGGTGATGAGGGATATTCTTGGATTGTAAATAATCTTGGTGGTCGATGGATTCAAACTTCATATAATTCAAACATAAGATTTAATTACGCTGGTATTGGTTACACCTATGATGAAGATAGAGATGCTTTCATAGCACCAGAGCCAGAAGGTCATCTTGGATTTGATGAAGAAACATGCCGCTGGATAATGCCTCCATTTGAATATCCTCCTAAGAAATGAAACCCTGGTTAAGCAAATCTGCAGTCCAATTAAGAGAGCAGATTGATGACTGTTTTCCAGATAGGGATCGTTCTTCTGATGGTTGGATTGGCGATGCTAGGCATTCAAAATCTAAATCCGACCACAATCCGACTAGCGATACGGGCGTGGTTCGCGCTATTGATGTGGACAAAGATTTAAATAAAATCAAGGGATTGTCAGTACACCTAGTTGAGCAGCTGAGAATCCATGCCAAAGCAGATAAGCGTAAACGCATCAGTTACATTATCTTCGATGGTAAAATATGTTCTGCTAGAGGTAATTGGAAATACAGGACTTACAAAGGATTTAACCCACACAAGTCGCACATCCACATTTCCTTTAGCCCTGCGGGAGATCAGGACAGATCGTTTTTTGACATTCCACTTCTCGGAGGTAAGGCATGAAACTAAGCAAGAAACATAAAGCAGCAATTAAATCTTATTTGCGAGCAGTAGCAGCTTCTGGAATCACAGTTGCTTTGGCAATTGCTGGAGATATGAAGCCAGAGTACGCAGTATTGCTTGGTGCCCTTATCGGCCCAGTAATCAAGGCGTTGGATGTAAAGGAATCTGAGTTTGGGATAACACCTAAACTATGAGCGATTCAGATATGCTCACGTTTTATTTTGCAAGTTTAGCTGTAATTGGTGGCCTTGCAGCATTTGTTATTACTCATTTGCTTAATGAAATTAAGGCACTGCACAAGCGTGTCGATGAGATCTACAATATCCTTTTAGAGCGATAATTTAAAACATGGCAGCCAAAAAGAAACCAGTTAAACATGTTCGCAGAAGCGTGGCTCGTACAGAAACGACTGCGTTGGACATGCATGCCATAGCGATGCACTGTTGGTATCAGTCGCTTCGCAGAGCTGGTTTCAGCGTTGAAGTGGCACTGGGTTTAATGGATAACAAAAACAGTATGCCTGATTGGCTTGTTCCACAAACAGCTGATACAGACATAACCCCATTCCACGATGACGATGAGGATGAGGACTAAATAACTGAAGCGATATTTGGTAATTTCTGATTTACAGATTCCATTTCATCACGAGCAAGCAGTTAAAAATGTAATCAAATTAGCAAGACGGGAGAAGTTCGACAGTGTACTTAACGTCGGTGATGAGATTGATTTTCAAACCATTAGCCGTTGGGCTGAAAAAACACCTTTGGCTTATGAGCAGACTTTACACAGGGATCGTGAACTTACTCAGTCGATTCTCTGGGATCTCACCGAGCACGCTCGAGAGGCTCATATTGTCCGCTCTAATCATACTGATCGCCTATACAACACTCTTTTAAAAGTACCTGGCTTAATCAGTTTGCCAGAGCTGCAATACGAAAAGTTTATGGATTTCTCTACTATGGGCATTCAATTTCACAAGACATTTTATGAATTTGAAAAGGGTTGGATCCTGGCACATGGCGATGAAGGCAACACAAACCCTAACCCAGGCTTAACTGCCTTAAATCTTGCCAAAAAGGCAGGAAAGAGCGTAATTTGTGGGCACACGCACAAATTGGGTATGTCTGCGTATACAGAGGGCGTAGGAGCCAATTACAGGACGATTTGGGGCATAGAAACAGGCAACCTTATGAACAAATCTAAAGCCACCTATGTTAAGGGTATAGCCAACTGGCAGATGGGCATAGTGATCCTGGACTGGGATGGTAAGAACATGACCCCTACCCTTATCCCTATTAACAAAGATGGCTCATTTACTGCTTTAGGTAAATCTTATGTCTAGAGAAACAGACTACAAAGAGCGCACAATTGATGATGCCATCGACGTTATTGATAACAGTATCGTTATCTAACACGCCGATACAACTATCGAGATTGTCGCTGATCTAGCACATACTTAATCCCAACAGGCAAACGCCTGAGATCGGGAGCAAAATGGAAAACATCACAGACACACAAGCAGTTGCCATTATTATCTTTGGCACATTTGCTTTGTGGGGATTCATGGCTTGGCGAGAAGAGCGCATCAATAAGAAAACAGATGAAGCCTGGCGTGCTGGGTATGAGCAAGGCGTAAAGATGGCTAAACAAAATGTCCGATAATCGTGAGCAGCTATTTGCAGAAGCAACACTATTATCACAAGACCGAGGTCGAATTTATGGATCTCCATATACCAACCACAAACGAATTGCAGACATTTGGTCAGGCATTCTTGACATGCCAATTACTGCACACCAGGTTGTCCTTTGTATGGTCGGGCTCAAGATCGCTAGGTTGGTTGAAACTCCATCACATCACGACTCAGTTGCAGATTCGGTCGCTTATTTGGGATTCTACGAAGATGTACTCGAAGCGCAGCTAAGCGATGATTACGAAAAATTCTAATCGGAGTGTTTGGTGTGATTACTGTAAAGCGCAGTATGGAGCGCATACAATCAATGGTCAGAATCCAGCAACCTGGATTTCAAAAAGTCAGAATGGCACAGAAAGAGCCTACTGTGATAAATGCCGACACTACACGGAGGCTTGGCATGATGGCAGCACTTGGGATCTTCGTGCGCAACAAGAATACCGACAAGGGAAACAGGAGATAGATTATGGGTTTTAACTTAGATGATTATGAACCAGTCGAAGTACGATTGGAGAAGTTTTGGAAGGAGTACGCAGATGGGCGTATTGAAACCGAATTACTGGAAGCATCGAAAGATCGCTTTATTGTTATGGCTAGGCTTTATCGAACTGAGGCTGATGCGAAGGCTTGGACAAGCGGTATCGCTGAAGAAACAGTGGCATCGAGGGGTGTTAATCAAACTTCTGCACTTGAGAATTGCGAAACTTCTGCAATTGGTAGGGCTTTGGCAAATGCTGGATACGCTACCAAAGGCAAAAGACCATCACAGCAAGAGATGCAAAAGGTGGTCAAAGCGAACCAGGAATATACAAAACCAACTTACGGAGCACCTGGAACAAGAACCGCAGCTGTAGTTGACGCTTTACGTAACACTGATTGGACTGCACCTAAACTAGAAGAACCAGCACCTTTAGCATGGTCAGTTGATGATGTTGCACAATCATTAAATGCCGAAAAGGTAGGCGAATCCTTTGACTGTAAGCATGGTCAAATGCTACGTAAAGAGGGAACATCTAAAACAGGCAGACCATTTCTGGGTTATGTATGTACAGAGAAAAGCAAAGCCGATCAATGCGAACCTCACTGGGCAAAGACCACAAGTAATGGCAAATTTTATTTCCCAGATCCAGATAAGGACAAATAAATGGGCGAGTTAGAAATAATCCAGGAGGGTCGTCCC